TAGTTGATTGATGGCGTCTTCTGCACCATGACCCACAATAACACAATAATCCACACCTTGTAAATATTTAATCATTAATTGTTGTTCTTGTGACAATTTCCCACCTTTTGCTTTTTTCATCTCTACCCACACGCGCCACGCAGGGATGAAAAGATCGGGTATACCCGATACTACGCCTTCGACTTTCAGCTTTAGCGCTTGTGACTTAGAGCGCAAACCGCCATTCGGAATTGCAAAAATTAATGTGTCCGGATATTTGCGCCTAAACCACATCACCACTCGGGCTTGCTCTAAGTGTTCTGAGGTTGTTGCCATAGTCGCTTTACCACCTTATAAAATTTGCCATCACGCCTATACGAAATCATGGCTGGCGGGTTAGAATCATTCATCTGCACAACCAAGTACGTCAATGGTTCTGAGGCTTGATTAATGCCTGATAGCGTGGCGTTTGAGCGTTGCGCTATGTCATGGAGCAGCGTCATAGCTTTGTTGCCCGCATAGCCCTGATTTAGCACTGGCAAGTACTCTGTGATGGGTGGGTCGGTCAGACCACCGTAGTAGGTAAGCGCAATCATTTCGTTTCCTGAAGCGCGGCTGACGTGCTTGCGCCAATGCCAATCGGTGATCGGCATATCAACACCTTCAAGCCCCATGATGTCGTCGTGACGCAACATTAGCTTCTTTTCGGGTGCAGGTGGAAATGGTGTGCCGCAGTTGGGGCAGGTGTGCGCAGAGATGTGGACAATCTCATGGCACACGTCACATATTTTTACGGGTGCCTCGCCCTCGCCTGATCCACCTTTCTTTGGTGGCTGCACGTTGGTGATTGGCCCGTGCATCTCAACAACCCCCGCAAAATCCAACACCAAACAATGATCGGTATGGCTTTTGGGGCGCATCCCACGCCCTGCCATCTGCACATAAAGTGATGCCGACATAGTGGGGCGCAACATGGCAATCAGATCAATGTCTGGGTAGTCAAAGCCGGTAGTCAGTACGTTTGCGTTCGTTAGCGCACATATGCGCCCCGCTTTAAACTCGGTCAGGATCCGTTCACGCTCGGCTTTGGGCGTGTCACCGGTCACGCAGGCCGCGGTTACGCCTTGGTTGATTAACTCTTGGCAGACGTGCTGCGCGTGTTTAACGCCCGCGCAAAAGAACAACCAAGCTTTGCGTTTGCCAGCAAGCTTAATGACTTCGCGCACCACGGCAACATTCTTATCAGCGTTATCGACCGCGGCTTGCAACTCCGCGTCGATGTATTCGCCGCCACGCTTATGCACACCGCTGACATCTAGCCGTTCTGTTGTTAATTTGCTACGCAGGGTTGCCAAATATTTTTTATGCACCAACTCCTCAATGCTGACCGGCTCAATCAGTGCATCAAACAATGCTGGCTTGTCGGTGATCAGACCATGCCCAAGGCGGTACGGCGTGGCGGTCAACCCTACGACCCTTAAGTGTGGATTGATCGCTTGTAGGTCGTTTAAAAGATTGCGGTAACCGCCCTCATCCTTGTGGCTTACCAAGTGACACTCATCAATAATCACCAAATCAATGTGACCAAGCAGCGGTGCCTTAGTCCTGACACTTTGGATTCCGGCGAACGTAATTGGTTCTCCCAACTGGCGTTTGCCGATCCCTGCCGAGTAAATGCCCAGGGGGGCGTTGGGCCAATGTTGCCTCATCTTCTCGGCATTCTGCACAATCAATTCTTTGACGTGCGTCAGCATCAAGATGGTGGTTTCAGGCCACTCTTGCAAAGCGTTCTTGCAAAGCGCAGCCACAATGTGACTCTTGCCCGAGCCAGTGGGTAGGACTAGGCATGGGTTGCCGGTCGGGTGCGCGTTGAACCAAGCATATAGCTGGTCAATCGCGCGTTGTTGGTAGTCACGGAGCATCGGTTGCCTCCCATTTAAATTTTGCTTGACCGACAACTTCTTGCCATTCACGACCTGGCCTTGTTTGCCACCCAGTAATACTGTTGCCTGGCAATTCAGCTATTACCTTCCAACCAGCGCCTTTAAGGCTAGAACCTGATTCACTTTGCAAAGTATATGTAATGCAACGGTTCCAGCCCAGCGCTTTGGCGGCATTCCAACAACGGGCGTAAAGAAACGAGCAAGAATTCTTTGGCGCGTTATCCAGTACACAACAACGCACCACTTCAACCGTCTGCCCGTCATCCATGTGGCGACTTACAGGTCTGCCAACAATTGCAACTCCTACGCAGGCTTCCCCGTCAGACACGCCAACGGCAAATAGCCCACCCTGAGGCGGCTTGTTGTGACGGTGAAAATTGCGAACAAACTCAGTTGCTTCTTTTAATTTCATAGGTATTGCCACAAGTTTCATCCCCCCACCTTCGCACCAAATATTTCACGCGCCTCAGCAATAAATTTGTCGTCAGACGCACAGGCAATAGGATTGGCCACGATCTCACGACTTGTGAAGGTTTCCCAGTCGCTTACGCCGTTCTTAATGTCACCATGCGGCGTCATCCAAATTATTGCCTTGCCTTCAACCTTGTGTTGCCACGGCACCAAATCAGGGTGCAAAATGTGCGCCTCGCATCCCCATTTTTGTTGAGTAAAATCAAGATTCACGTCATATTCCGCACAATGCCAAGTGCCATCTTCTCGAGCGGTACTAGCGGTACAGGTACGGCAGTTGACCTCTTTAGTCAGCTTAGTCTTATGGCAAAACTCATGCGCCGCGCAGAACCTGCACTCAAACCAAGTCGGGTCGGTACTAATGGGTGGCGGCATACGATCTGCTTTGACTAGGCGGTGACCACGCTCTACAGCCTTGGTCGCCACGGCCTTGTCTAGCTTGACTCGCTCGGTGTAGATACGATCATCATCTTTGCAGATAGCGTAGTACAACGCACGATCAACACCTAGCCCCATCATGTACGCTTGCATTTGCACAAAGTGCTGGGGTTTTGATTTTTCAACCCCGTTCTTTTCTAAATCATCAAAAGATTTCTTGCCGTGCGTCTTGATCTCTAGCACATGGCGCGCGTTAGGCGCCTCCGGCACCCCTGACTCAATGATCCCGTCCATGCTTCCTGACACATGGCACCCAAAGTCCACGCGCGACTGGTTCTCACCTGTCTTTTGCACGTTCAAGCCAATGGCGCGCAAGTCAGACACAACCTTGATTTCTTCGTCTTGGCCCCGCCTGAACAAGCGCAAAATGCGCCCAGGGAACCTTTCGACCACAGCCATGCGAAACGATAGCCATAACCACCTGTCGCAGACGTGACCAAGTACAGACGCACCCATGTGGGGGCGTGGCTCACTCTGAATCGATTCATGGTGCTTGTCGATCAGCGCACTTATGGTGTATTCTGATTGTGGTATCTTCATGGTACCTTTCCTTAGTTTTTGCCCCCAACCGCAAGGTCAGGGGCATTTTTTTTACTCTTTAGGCAACTGCGGCAACGCTTGCGCGCGGATCTTAGCAATCAAGCCTTCAACCTGTTCGTAAGGTTGACGCCCTAACATTGCCATAATTGCGTTAACTTCTGCTACGGTTAGGTTTAAATCAATCACGTTTACTACTCCTTATTTTTTAACCCAAGGTGGTGCTGCTTTGGTGCTTGCTGCTACTGGCGCGGCTTTGGGTGGCGCCGAGCCATTTGCCTTAAATGCCTTGACGTCGTTCGATGCGCCGTACTGCTCACTCTCGCGCACGTCAAGCTTAATCATCAACTGCCCGCCGATCAACTGATCGGTGTCTTGCACGGTGGCCAAACCAATGGCGCGCATCAGTTCGCCAAGTTGCTGGCGACCGATCTCTTCAGCTTTGGGGTTTGGATTCTTGATGTTCAAATTGCCAAAGACAACCCTGCCTTGATGTGTTGGGCCGGTAATGTCGTAGCGCACGGCAATGTACTGACCCGTACCGGCTTTAGTGTTCTTAATCTCTGCACCGTTGACCACCGCGGTGTACCAACCGGCTGGCAAAGGCTCAAAATTGCGATCGGATACGGGAAGCGCGTCTGCGCTGAAGGTTTCGTTAAGTTGTGCCATGATGTTTATTCCTTAGTGATTGTGAAAGATGGGCGACCGTTGGTGCTTGTGATTGCATCAAGCAGCGGCTCGGTAATGCGTGGGTCTGCTGATTTCCATGCCGAAGCATTGATCTCAGGCTTCCACCTAAACAGGCTCGACAAATGCTCGGTCAAACCGAACTCAGCAGCCAAGTCTTGCAACTTATCGCTGTTTACTTTGCGGTCAAGGCGACCAACGATCTTGATTTTGTAGCCATCGTCCTGAACGTTTTGAGTGCCGTCAAGGTTTTTGGGGATGCTCAATGCTTTAACTAACTGGTCTTCGATCGTTCGACGTTCGTCCATCGCTGCCTTCTCTGCTGCTTTGGCGTCGAGCCATTGTTGGTATAGTCTCATCATCAACCCCCAATCTTTGCAATGATGGCGCCGAGATCTGGTGCTTCCCAAGTATCCAGTTTGCCCGAGCGATCCTTGGCTTGCCAAATACCGTCGCTATCACACATCAACGCACGTTGTGCCACACCTTCAGCATCTTTCTCAACGCGTAGCGCCAACACTTCGTCAAAAAAGTACGGCAGTTGCTGACCAGTCTTGTTGCCAGGCATCGACGGGGCGTAAAGAATGCGCCCCGACTCATCAGTAGCCTTCTCACACTTCGCCGTGAAATATATGTGTTTGCCAGGTATATCGCGAAACGCCCTGATAATGTCAGCCATCTGTTCTTGCATACTGCCGTAAGCTTGGCGAGGATCCTTAGCAATCTTCTTCTCATGATTCAGCACCACCTCGGCAATCTCACTAATTGAATCAAGTGCGATCGACTCAAAATGTTTAGCTTCGTCTGACTCAACGACCCAGCGATACGCTTCCATCAACGTGTCGTAAGATGACACTTCAACAAAAGGCAGATCGGCATCAGCGATCGACAACAGCCCGCCTTCAGCAGACAAAACAACAGGGTTTGGCAGGGTGGGGATCAGGCTTGTTTTACCAGCGCCTGCTTGTGCGTAAACCAACAACTTCACGCCGTTAGCGTGTAAACCTTTGGTACTGCGTAGATTGATAGCCATATTGGCTCCTAAAGTTGATCGCTTGTTGGGGTATCCGTTTAGCGATTGATTGAATTATTGCATAATCAATGTTATTGTGTCAACAAGATAATTCAATTTAATTTAAAAAGGTGCAAAAATGTTG